GTCGAATTCCGGCACCACCGGGATCACGCTCTGCAGGTAGACCCCCATGAGATGTCCCGCCGCATCGCCCAACTGGAACATCACGCTGATGGGCGATTGCTGCCGCGCCGCCTGATACAGAGCTGTCGTGTTGCTGTCATCCTGGCCGTAAAGCTCGAATGTTGCCGTCACCGTGCGCTGTCCCGGCGCGATGGCTTGAGGCAGGCTGGAGCCAAACTCGTTCATGCGCGCGTCCAGATCGTTCTTCAACACGATGGAAGCCTTGGTGACAGTGAAAAACTGCGCTGCCGACGTGCCCAACCAAGCCTCTCCCAGGTTTCCGGGCACGATCGAGTAGTCGTACGAACCCAGCGCCGGCTCCACCGGGAAACTCGTGAGCGCCTGCGCGACTCCCGTCCCTGACCCCAGGCTGCTGCTGTCCACCACGTCCTGCGCCACTCCCGTGAATTGGAATTCGTGGTAATTGCCATTCACGTCGATTTCCAGTTGGTCCACCGCCGCGCCGCACAGCAGCCGCTGCACCGCCGTCGCCGGACTCCAGTAATCGAAAATCCCCACGCTGGGCAATTCGCTCGCCGGCACATAGGTGATGGTCGCCGATACTGTAGCGCCGGCCGCCGGTAGCGTTGTGAATGGCGCGTTCAGTTGCGCGTTCTGCGCATCCACGATCGCCGCCACGAAGCGGATCTCGCCGTTGCACGCCACGGCCTGCCCCGCGCTCAACCCATGCGCCGCCGCGAATCCCAGCCGCCCGGCCGCCGTACTGGAAGCCACTGAGCCGCCCGCGAACATCAGCGGCGTTCCTCCCAGCGCGGCCTGGAACAAAGGCCCGTAGCCCGGCCCGCCGCCGCTGTTTTGCCAGGAGGTCAGGTAGGTCTGCAACTCGAAATTGGTGCGCCGCCTCCCGCCCGCCGGAAGGCCCGCAAACATGCGGCTGCCGGTCTTGTCTCTGCGGCTGGCTACCTCCAGTTGCTGCTGGACGGTCAGCTTGACCGCCGGTATCCGGTTGCCGGCCGTGATCGTTGGCGCCTGTCCATACGCGCTTTCCAGCGCCGTGTAGAATCGGTTCGCGTTAGAGGAAATGTAGGCCATATCAATTCTTACTCACTCCCATCTCAAAGGTGATTTTGGCTATCTGAATGAAATTCTTGCCGCCATGCTTCACGGCTCCGAACGCTGCCTGGTATTCGCCGGCGTAAAAATCGCCGTTGCCCCAATCGCCGCGATTGGCCGCCAGAACCTGCATCACCGCGTCGGCGTAGAGTTCCAGGTTGTCTTGCAGTCCGTCCAGCCGGTCCTGCGAGTGCCGGAGTTCAATTGCCATCTGGACGGTGCCGGAAAAACTGCGAAACTTCTCCGCCAGGCTGTTGATGATCTTCTCGCAGTACACATTCAACGATGGGTACTGTATGGTGTTGCTTTGGTCCGCCACGTCCGGCGCTACGTTCTGCGAGCGCACTTGCGCCAGGCTGATTTGGCCCGGCGCCGCCACGCTGCCCTGCGTGAGCGTGGCCAGGACCGAGTTTACGCCCGTTGGGCCGGTGATCAGTTGCAGCACTTTGGCCGAAATCTCGCTTCCAATTGTTGTCGCCATCAGCCCCTCTGGATTACCCTCGGCGCCGGCCTCAGGCAACTGGGCGATTGTCCGCGCCCCGGTCCCCGGCCGCCCGTCGTTACCGTCCCCGGTTGCAGCCAGGTCTGGCCCACCGCGATCGGCGAGCCGTTCTGCAACTCCAGCCCGTCCGGATCGGTCCCGACGTAGACGTTCCACCCCGTGGCGTTCGCCGGCGGCGCCACCGGTTCCACCAGCAGTGTGCTCTCGGAAGTGGTGATGGCTGAAGTGGCGGCTGGCGCGCCTTCTTCGTTAGTGGAGTTCGTCCACGTCATCGTGACGTAGTAAGTGTTGTCCGGCAGGTTGCCGGCCGCGGCTACCACGCTGGGCGCCGCTGCCCGCGGCACGGGCGTCCAGGCAATGCCGATTCCGGCTGCCGCCAGCTGATCGCAGGCTTGCTTGGCCTGCTCGTGAAATTGATCGCGCCGCGCGGCGTACCGGTCGTTCAATTGGCTGGCAAACGCATCCGCATACACAAGCTCCAGCGCGCGGAATGTGTGCCACAATTTGAGCGCTGGCGTTACGACCACGGCTTTGAGTGATGGCCGTGGCGCCAGCCAGGACCACTGGTTCACGAAGCTCATCCTGTCCGCCAACGTGGTGAGTTCGAGAGCCAGTTGTTCCTGGGCCAGCGCCAGCTTCTGCGTCACGTCGATCCCCTCGACGTTCGCCACGTTCTGGAGCTGAGAGTCTTGTGCCGTCAGATCTTCGATGCTCGAAACGGGACCGTCTGTGAACAGAGCCATGTGATCTGCCTACGCCTTTCCGGCCTTGCCGCCCTTGAGCCGCCTGAAGTCGTCGCTCGTGACCACCGCGACTTGCACCTTGGCCGCCTCGGCTGCCTCCTGGGCCAGCCGCCGCTCCTCCGCTTGCAGCCCGCGGTATTCCGTGGCCTGGTCTTCCGAAGCCTCTATTGCCGTCCCGTCCACAACCATTCGGGCCGCAATCGCGGCCGTCACCTCGGTCAGCACCCCGGTCTTGCCGCCGTCTCCCGTTTCCACACTCACCACGATTGGGTACGGATACTTGAAGGACGCTTCCTTATCGCGAATTCTTTGGTAGTACTGTCTCACTTGGGGGCGGGGCCATCCGAAGGACGCCCCGCCCGCCGGTTTGTGCCTTTGCAGTGTGGGGCAGGATGAAATCCTGCGCACCGATTGTCAATCGGTGCAGCCGGGTGCAACCCTGCCGCCCGTCTGCATTGGTTCCAACATTGGCACGCCACCGCTCAGACTCCCGCTAGGTGTTCACCTGCACGCCGGCGGCGTTGCGCAACACGCCGCATCCGTACAGAATGTCGACCGTGAATTGCTGGGCCAGCGTATTCGGCTGGTAGCTCATCACCACCCGCATGCCGAAATTGCCCAACTCGGCATACTCCGCCACCGCGCCCGTGCCCGGCAACGGCTGCGGCAGGCGCCGGATCACCAGGCCGATCGCGTCGCGCGTGAACGCCAGGTTGTGTGTGTTGATATTGGGGCTCGTGCCGGTCTTTTTCACCAGTTGCGAGCGGAACACGAAGAAGTCCTTGATCTTCCCCACGGTTCCGCCAATCAGCGCCATCAAACCGGCGTCGCCGGCCGTCTGGAATTCGCTGAACCGCGGGATCTGCCGCCACGCCGAATACGCCGCGGCGTCCACCACCATGTACTTCTGCTCGGTCGGCTGGATCTTTGCCAGGAACAGCGCCGTTTCCGCTGCGTCGATGGTCGGTTCGGTGATGGCCGTGGCTGCCGTGCCCACCGGCGTGTTGGCCGTAAAACTGGCATACAGGTTCAGAAGATCGCTTTCGACCTTCTCGGCGATGGCGATCACCGCCGGCTGCATGTATACTTTCAGCAGGTCCGGCACCGCCAGTACTTTGGTCACGTCGGGAATCTGGAACGTCGCTTCGGCGTGCGTGTTCAGCACGATCTGCGCGTTCCCCAGACTCGGGTTCTGGGGCTGTACCGCACCGCCCTCCAGGATGTTGTTCGCCACCATCGACGGCGGAATCGGCACGTTAACCGTGTCTCCGGCATTCGCCAGAACCGGCTCGTAGTCGCGATTGACCAGGTTCCCCATGACCAGGTTCGACATCAGTGACGGCAATGCATCCGCCGCCACCAGCTTCACAATCGCGCTGGCCACGTTGTTTGATGTAATTGCTCCCATTCTTTCTCCTTATTGACTGTTTTTGCCGGCCAGTGTGCCGGTACCGCTACATGCCCCGAAGGGACTGTGATGCAACGCGCACGATCTCCTCACGTACCCGCTGCATCTGTTCCGCGCTCATACCTGGGCGGATTTGGTCGATACTGACTGCTTCTCTGCCCACCACCGGGGCCTTCAGGGTCGCCGTCATCCCGGTTCCCCCCGCAATCCGAGCCGGCAGAAACTCCGGATTCTCGTTGACGAAGTTGGTGAGGTAGTCCTTGACCGGCATCTCGCCGCTCTCGGCCCGCGCCACCAGCCGCCCGTCCTCGGTACGTACGATGCCGTCTTGTACCGCTTTGAACGCCAGATCGATCTTGGCCACGCCGAGCCGCTGCAGTTCCGCTCTCACCGATGAGCTGCGCTCCGCCTCTTCCGCCGCCTGGCGGCTGCGTTTGTTTTCCGCCACCAGCTCATTCATCCGGCGCTCCAACTGTTCCCGCCGCTTGCGTTCTTCCAGTAACTCCGCTTTGTATGCCGGTTCGCTCTTGCTCTTTTCGTCTTTGACGAATTCCTGAACCGCTTGGCGCACGATCGCTTGAATGTCCGTTCCTTCCATAGGCCTCCTTATTGCTGTTCGATCTCCTCGGCGACCCGGTTCTTGATTTCCTGTCGCTCATCGCTGAGGTACTTGAGGGCCAGTTTCTTGAAAACCTGCTTTTTCAGCGTCTCCGACCCGATTCCTAAATCCAGCAGCTTCTTGGCATCGTCGAGCTCCGTGCCGAGATCGTTGATGTCGAACTCGTCCATGCCCACCACGTCGATCGTGATGCTGTCCTGCCGCGCCGCCGCCACCGCCCTTAGAATCTGCCGCAACGTCTCCTTCACCGCGTCGCCGTAGGCGCGCAGCACTTCCTCGGTAGTGCTGAAGTCCAACTGCTTGCTCATCGCGGATTGGCGCGCGTTCCCGCCGTCGCCGGCCTGGCTCATCAGATAGCAGACTCGATAGATTTCGTCTTTCAACACATTCAGGTTGTCGGCGGCAATCTGATAGACCTTGCCCTCCGGCTCGGTCCATCCGAAGCGGTCGTTCGGCCCCATCTGGATGTAATAGGATTCGCCCACTATCTGGTTCCACTCCCTGTCGGAATAGATG